TTCAGTTTTGCTAACCTTTAATCATAGGGGGTCAAGGGGTGGGCTGGTGGTTAAGGGGTTGCCGAGAGTTACCCCAATGGAAAACCCCAGTGACCCCAACGTACTATAGTCTATATATATATAATATACGTATATCATATTGGTAAATATTATAGTTGTTTATAGATATTTTACCTATACTATATATAACACACATGTGGTCATTCAACCCGCACACTCTTGCTGACTGACTGTGTATGTATATATTTTTGTGTGTGATATTGGATAACTGTGTATGTATAATTGTGTATGTATAGATATAAATATAAAATATATGTTGCAAAGTTTATTTTTTTTAGTGTAAGATGTGAACTGTAGTAGATTGATATGTTTTTATAACCTAACAAAAGGAAAGATATTATGAAGATTTGTAAAGATTGTAAGCATTTAAGTATTGCAGAGTATGGCTCTGCTTTTTGTGTCAGCCCCAACAATGGTATTGATTTAGTGACTGGTAATCTTCAACCTAGAGATCCTCGTCAAAACCGTTATGTATTAGAAAACATTGGTTGCGGTCAAGAAGGCAAGTGGTTTGAGCCGAAGTTTGAGATTGACGATGATGAGCACATTGCCTCTGTTTTCTGTCGTGGAGGTGCATGATGGAAGAACCAACCATAATGGAAGTAGGTTATCAAATTCAAATTAATGAATTGAAAAACAAAGTTGACGAGTTGGAGAGTGAGATTGATTTGCTCGAAGATAAGATTGAAATTCTTAAAGAACTAGTTAAAACGATGGCGGAGTTAATATGAACGACAGAAACGATTTTGAACCAGCAGTAAGAAATGCAGCATGGTGGAGTGGTGATAGCCGTCAAGTCATAAATGGCAATGCAGTGGAAACTGTTCTCATTAAACAGGGTAAGTTACCTCCATTAGACTTTACGGGAATAGAAGCAGTAGAGATGGGCTTGGTGATGCAGCCAACAATTGCTCGTATTGCCAGTGATCGGTTAAAGATGGAGTTAAAGGAAGCTGATTACGCAATGAGTCATGCAAAAGAAGATTGGTTGCGCTCTCACTTTGATTATATTAATACGGCTGGTGATACATTGGTTGAAGTCAAAAACTACAATGCAATGGTGCGCAATAAGTTTGATGCAGAAACAAATCGAGTGCCAGCCGCTGATTATATTCAATGCTTACACGAAGCTACTGTTCACAATGTTGATCGGGTTGTGCTTGCCGTTCTTTTTGGTGGACAAGAATTTGTCACATTTGATTTTACTTTTACACAAGAACAAAAGTTAGACTTTATTAAACAAATGTCCGTATTTTGGGCGCATGTTGTATCTGGTACTGTTCCTCCAGCAAAATCGGTGGATGATACGAAGTTAGCTTATCCCCAGTCAGTCGATGGCATTGTCATCGCTAATCAAGCAATAGAAACCCGTGTCAGTGACCTTAAACAGTTGAAGGCAAAAATCAAAGAGTTGGAAACGATTGGTGATGAGTGGGAAACCGAGATTAGAAACGCATTAGGTGACCGCTCAGAGTTGCGTACTTTTGATGGTAATACCTTAGTGACCTGGAAGTCCTCAAAAGCCTCTATGAAGTTTTCCGCTGATTTGTTTAAGACTGCGATGCCAGACATTTACTCAAAGTTTGTAGTTGAACAAATGGGTTCACGGAGGTTTTTAATAAAATGAATACTTTTTTCTTTGGTTTTCTTGTCGGTTTTATTTTTGTTCTTATCTTTGCGACATGGTGGGATAACTACGATGAATAACATTGATATTGCAATTTATGTGATGGCAGCCAGTTCTGTCATTGATACTCTACTAACACTTTGGGAGAAATTTATATGAAAATTTGTACAGTGATATATGATGCAAAAGATATTTATAGTGAAATAAAAGTTTTGTACACAAAAGATTTTTTTTTCAAAAACGAAATAGATATGCGTCAAGATATTTTGTTTAGTATTAAACAAAAATTTGAACAAGAATTTTTAGAAATATCTCCAGAATTGAAAGGTGATAAAAATGAATAATTTAGTCACGGTTCAAGATATGGGGGTGATGGCAGATGCCATTGTCCGAAGTAAGTTTTATGGTTTTCAAACGAAGGATCAAGTCATTGCAGTGATGCTCGTGGCTCAAGCAGAAAACAAGCACCCCGCCACTGTCATGCAAGAGTATGACATTATTCAAGGTCGCCCAGCTCTCAAGAGTCAAGCAATCTTGGCAAGGTTTCAACAGGCGGGTGGTAAGGTGCAATGGCAAGAAATAGGCGCTAAAAGATGTATTGGTACTTTTACCCATGAGTCTGGTGGCAGTATTACTGTCGAGTGGACTATTGAGATGGCGAAGGAAGCGGGCATTTACAAAGTGGGTTCAGCTTGGACAAAGTACCCCGAAGATATGTTGAGAGCAAGGGTGATCTCAAGGGCAGTAAGGTCGATTTATCCCGCTTGTATTTTGGGTCAGTATAGTTCAGAGGAAGTGCTAGACTTTGAGCCTCGTAAAGAACGTGATATTACTCCGCCTAAAGTTGAAACTGTATCAATTATTCAAGGCAATGAGGTGGTAGAGATGCCCGCAGAAGTGGTGGAAGATTTACCGAAGTTGCCTCTTTATATTCCAGGATCAACAGAGCCTTATGCTAATTACTTGACAGTAAATGATTGGCAAGCTGGTTTTCTACAAATGTTCTCTCGCATTAAAAATGCAAAGTTGACGGATGAAGAAAAAGCAGAGAAGTATGATTCTTTAAAAGAAGCTAATAAGGTTTTTATGGATTCATGGGATAGTGTCACTTTGAGTAAACTATTAGCTGGTATTAATCGAGAAATGAAAGGTTCAGAATGAGTTACGCACATAACGCACAACCTGGCAAAGGGGTGTTATTTCAAAATAAGAAAAAGCACGAGCGTAGTCCCGATTACACGGGTTTGATTACGGTTTCTAGGGATTTGAAGGCGGGTGATCAAGTTAAGATTGCAGCATGGATTAAACAGACTGGTAGTGGTGTTTTATTGTCATTGTCTGAAGATAACTATGTACCGCCACCAAAGCAAGAAGAAGTATACCCGAAAGAAGTTAGCCGTATGGATGATGATGACATACCTTTTTGATAAGTCATTGATTTTATTGAATTTTATATGATTACTTTAAGATTACCGTATCCGCCTAGCATGAATGCTTACTGGTTAGCTTCTGGTCACAGACGTTATATTAGTAAAAGAGGGCAATTGTTCAAAAAAGCAGTTGTAGATTATGTTCTGGAACATCATATACCAAAACTAAGTGATATTCCCCTTGCGGTTGCGGTAATACTTCATCCACGTTCAAAAAAATTGATGGATGTTGATAATTGTTTAAAACCAATACTCGATGCGTGTCAAGATGCGGGTATTTTTAATGATGATGTGCAAGTTCAATTTTTATTAGTGACTCGTGGTGATTTAAAAAAGGGTGGTGGATGTACAGTAATGATTAAAGAGTTCCGCCCAGTCTAGGGGGGTGTTAGGGCTGCGCCAGTCGGCTGCTTAGACAAACTGGCATTTTCTAACAAGGGGATAAAGATGAGATTAAAAATTTATAGTTTGCATTGGCAAAATATTGATGAACGAATCGTTTGGGGTCAACAAAAAGTTTTTCGAAAATTAGATTTACCTATTTTGCAACATTGTATTGATGGTATTAATCATGCAGACTGGATGCAATGGGTGACAGATACAACAGATGCAGAAGTCATTTTATTTGTGGATGTCGATTGCATTATCACTAATTTATCTGAAGCCGTTAAATGGATTCATAGAGCTCAAAATGGTTCTTTAGTGGGAAACATACAATCTACTAATCATCTCGGTCCAGAAGTGGCTAAAAAGACTTTTGCAGCACCTTCTTTTCTTGTCTTGCATAAAATGTTGTATGAAAAACTTGGCAAACCATCGTTTAAGGCAACTCCCTACGGTGATGTAGCGCAGTTATTGACGGATACTTGGCGCATGTATAACCAACACGTTCATTTGTTGCCAATAACGCATTTTGAGAAGCCTAAATGGGCTTTAGCTGGAGTACCAGATAGTTATGGCATTGGCACTACTTTTGGTGATTGTAATTACCATTTATTTGAGTCAAGAAATAATGACCATAAAGAACTCTTTTATAAAAAAGTTGAGGAGGTGATGAAAAAATGAGTGAATGGATTAGCATTGACGATCAGCTACCAAAAGTTGCCGAAGATGTCATTGTTTTTAGTGAAGATAAATATCAAATTGATATTGGATTTTTAATGAATAAAAAATGGTATAGCGACAGAGGAGAATTACCTACGGTGACCCATTGGATGCCATTACCCAACCCTCCAGAGGTGGCAGAATGAATAATACAAAACAACTTTATGAGGAAGTATTGTCTTATGAAGAAATTGCCGAGATTACGCATCAAAAACCCAAAACTGTTTTTATGATAAAAAAAAGAGCTATGGATAAATTAAAAACCATGTTGGCAGAAAAAGGTTACAAAGCGAGTGATTTTTTTGGAGAGTGTAAATGAATATGCCTGTAGCATTACGTTACGATTTTGATGGAAATGGTTATTTATATATGGATGCTAGAAGTGGGTCGGATTGGGCATCAAGGGTTAAAGACTGTGAATTTCTTTATACACATCCAATTCGTGAATTAAGTGATAAAGAAATATTAGAAGTTTGGAAAGAAAATTATGGGGATGTAAATATTTCAAACTTTGCAAGAGCCATATTAAAGAAAGCGAATGAAAAATGACTGCAAATGAATTAGATGAATTATTGAGAGAAAATCCAAGTTTTATTATTTCATTGCAAAATAAATGTGAAATGCAAGAAAAAGAAATACAAAAGTTAAAAGATTTATTAGGCATTCAAGCATCTTCTACCGATTTAAACATTAAAGCAGTTAATAAAATTAAAGAACAAGCACAAGAAATTAATAATTTAAAAAAACAAATTACTCAATTATCTGTTTCTCGTGAACCAAAGATAGGAGATCGAGTCATTTTGATAGATGATGAATCTGAAGGGGTTATTGAAAGTTTATCTATTGCTGGCGGTGCAAGAATTAGCTTTGATGACGGATGTTATGGAAATTACACCAAAGTTGAATTAATTACTTTGTTTGCCTATAAAGAAAGCAAGTAAAAAATGATAGATTACGGATTTTTAAATAGCCTTGCTAAAAATATTGAAATGATTAAAAAAGGTTATGTATTTGTTTGGAATCATAAAAAAGGTAGATATGAATTAATAAAGAAAGCGAGTAAAAAATGAAACTAAAAGATTATCTAGCATCTCTTTTATTGGCAGTAGCCTGGGGACTTTGGCTCGGTTATTTAATCTGGAGGTATAAATGAAAGTAGTCGTCATCACACCCACTACGGGTAAAAACACGGTTCATAGGGCGATTGAATCAGTCAAAGATCAGATAGTTGATCCTACTGTAAAAATCACACATTGGATCATTAATGATGGAAATCCCGATTTTTCTTGTGGCGGGGATGTCGTAATTAATTTGCCAGAAAATACGGGAAGGGCAGACGGTATTTTATGGAATGGGCAACGCATTTATGCTGGTATTCCATTTATGGTCAATGCTGACTTTGTGTTTTTTCTTGATGAGGATAATTGGTTTCGTGAATACCACATTAATTCAATGGTGTCATTGTGCGAGTCACAAAATTTAGATTGGTGTTATTCTTTACGTCAAATATATAATCAGAAAGCTGAGTATGTATGCCTTGATCAATGTGAATCATTAGGTAAACTAGGTAACGCAATTGGTACTGACATTCAATTTGTTGATATGAATTGTTATTGTATTCGAGGATCGTTATTACCTAATGTATGTGCTTCTTTATATCATGGTGGATGGGGTGAGGATAGAGTGTTTTACCAACATTTATCTAATGCTTACGCTAACTTTGATTGCACGATGTATTACAGTGTCAACTACACCGCACCAGACAGACTGCTAAACATGTTTCTCAACAACCCTAAAAAGGAAAACAAAATGGCTTCATTATTTATTGCAACTCCGATGTATGGCGGCATGTGTGCTGGATATTATGTTCAATCACTCTTGCAACTCAGCGATATGCTTAAACAAAATGGTATCGGCAACACGTTTAGTTTTATGTTCAACGAATCACTCATTACCAGAGCAAGAAACGCACTCACTAACGCATTTTTGAAGCACTCTGAAGCAACGCATTTATTGTTTATTGATGCTGATATTCACTTCAATCCGCAAGATGTTCTACGCTTGTTGGCTGAAGATAAAGACATCATTTGTGGTATCTACCCTAAGAAAGAAATTAATTGGAATAGCGTAGAAAAGGCAGTGCAAAATGGTGTGCCTATTACTGAATTAAAGAACCATACAGGCAGTTTTGTGGTCAACTTGGTAGGTTATGTAGGGGAAGTAACTGTACCCGTCAATGAGCCCGTAGAAATCTTTAATGGTGGTACTGGATTCATGTTAATTAAGAGGGAAGTGTTTGAACAAATGAAAGACCGCTTACCATTTTACTTAAATGATGTAGCTGATCTTGGTGGCACAATGGAACAACAAGAACAAATTACCGAGTATTTTGCAACTAGCATTGAGCCAGAAACAGGTCGGTTATTGTCAGAGGATTATCATTTCTGTTACAACTGGAGAAAGTTTGGCGGTAAAGTTTATGCTGCACCTTACTGCCAACTCTCTCACATTGGTACATACGCTTTTGATGGAAAACTTATTCCGAGCGAGTAAAGATTAAGTTAACAAACGTGCGAGAGTAGAGAGAATACCCTTTACTCTGCATGAATGTCATCATCTTCTCAACAGTGCCAGGCGCAAACTCCTCACTTGGCTCAACAATAATAATCAGCGGTCTAAATCTTTCAAAGTCTAAATCAGTTAGCACTTCATAATCGTGACCTTCAATGTCAATGCTGATAATCATATCCGCAGCACCGTAAATGTAAAATCGTTGGATTAATTGATTGATACTGATTGCGGGTACATCAATTCTGTCTACAATTGTGCCGTCTTTCCAAGCCTTGACAAAACTTTCGTTGATTGAAGATATTTCATTGTCTGGACAACGGGAAAATAACACCATATCTATCTTTTGATTAGTTACTGCGGCATGAATAACGGTATCGTCTGGGCGATGCTTTTTCAAGGCAGAGATTAAGTCGGGATTTGCTTCGACCAACACAGTATGCACGTTATATTTCTTCTTGAGAAGGTAACTTGCGCTAGTTGCCACAGGGTGATTAGCACCAATTTCAAAAAAAATTAAATTCAAGTATTTTCTTTTAGTTAAAAGTGCTTGAATCAATCCATCAATGATGACATCTTCATAGGCTTGTGCATAACTAGGCTGCATCACTACTGGAATGGTAGGATCATCCATGCCATGCTCTACTATTTCTTGGGACACAAAAGGATTTAAAAACATTATAGGTTCTCCAAGTATGTTTTTTCTTTGTTCAAATAGTCGGTAAACTCATCCATATATCCAGCTTGCGCACTAATCGAAATTGCCATCTCACCGAACAATCTAGAGAGTTCGTAATCATCTTTTGACTCTAATTCAATCTTTATACTAATCCGATAATACTCAGACAATTTGATTGCACTTTCAATCGGGTCGTGAATATCAATAATGGTAGTCAACCCTAACTCTGGGTCACCAAAGGTCGCTTTATACTTATCAAACCCTTTGATGTGTCCATGTTTGGCACAATTGAATACTTCGAGTAAATAATTAGTATTGCCAATATCAGAGTTCTTTACTAAATATTGAAATCCGTTTGGTAACTCTGGCTTGGTGTTGGTGTAGTGAAACACGTCTGAATAAATGCCCACCAGCACTTCATAATGCGCCCACCTTGAGAGATGTTGCCAAGTTGCACCCGTACTACTCAAATCAACATAAAGGGCATTAGGAGGGCTTTGTGTGTTTAGATAGGTTACGGCATCAGACGGAGTTTTAAATGCCAAAGCACGGCTAAATGGCAAGTAGGTGCATGGTCCGTAATATTCATGGAAAATCTTATAAAGCAAGTAAGTGTCACGACCTAAAAATACGATGTTTTGTTGTGGTTTTTTTCTGCGCTTTACCAGTTCAGCAAAACAAAACAAAAATGGTAGATTGTAGTTTCGAGCAATGTCATTAATCTTTTCATTAAAAGTCATATCATGTCGTAAGCGAACCTCACGCATCATCATGGCTAGAATGTTAAAGTTTTTAGAAACGATATTGGTTTCAGCTACATTGAGTCCCGTGCCTTCATAGTGTTCAGCTTGAATACCCGCATTTCTTGGCATCGTCACATCACTGTGCATGTTGTCACCTAA